GTGGATATTTGCGTTGACCTGGCGGTTTTCAAGCTCTACGGGGGGCGCCAGCGGCCGATCCCGGAGACAGTGAAGGCAGCGCACGATCTCGCGCTGCAATTTCTGAAAGACGTGGCCACCGGAAAAGCGACGCTCGATCAGGCCGGCGTCGTGCAGACGTCGGAGATGAATACGGTGACGCGCGACCACCATTCGCAACCGGAAGTCTTCGACAATCGAAAGCTGAAGGCGTTCTGATGATCGAAGCGCGAGTGAGCACCGGGCAATTCAGTCAGGCCGCCGAGCGGCTGGGCGCGCGCCTCGCAAAAATCCAAGAAGGGCTTTCCCTCGCGATCGCCGATTGGCTGCGCTTCATCATCCGGAAATCCTTCCAGGAGCAGGCCACCGCGGAAGAAGTTCCCTGGACGCCGCTCACGCCGGCGTACTCGAGGCGGAAGCGCGGGCCAGGAATTCTGCGGGAGAGTGGAGCGCTGTTCGAGCAATCCACGCGCGCGCCAATAATTCAGCAGCTCAGTCCAACACAAAGCCTCATCACCGCCGGTTCGACGGTGCCTTACGCGGCAGCACATCAGTTCGGATTCGACGGAGAGGTGACGGTGAAGGGATTCATGCGGCGCGTGCTGACGGGGAAGGACACCTGGGGGCGGCTGGTGAATCCGGCGCTACGGAAGTCCACGCGGCAAGTCATCGCGCGCGGCGTGCGCTTCGATAAAATCGAGAAGCACACACGCCACATGCGCATGCCGGCGCGGCCGTACCTGCCTTCGCCCGAATTCGTGACGAGCGAAGGAACGAAGATCGCGCAGCGATTCGCGGACGGCGCGATCGCGGAAGGCGGAAACGCCTGATGAGCGTCACGGCGCCATTTGGGCTCGGGGTCGCGGGGCAGACGCGCAGCGACGAAGTCGAAGCGGCGCTGATCGCGTTTCTGAAAACGCAGCTCGCGAACGCCGGCGTGACGGACATTGCGGCGCTGACGATGGAAGATCTCGACGAGGCGACGGACGACATCATCACGCAGCCGCCCGCGGTGCGGATCGTCTTTGCGAACGAGAATTTCGAGCCTGCAGCGGACGGAGGCTATCTCGACTATCGCTCGCAAGCGGAGTACGTGGCGCTGGTGGGCGCGGAACGGCCGTCCACAATGGACGTCGAGCGCGCGGCCGCGCAGGGCGTCTTCGAGAGCGCGAAGAATACGCTGGCCGGCGCGCGGCTCTCGCTACCCTCGAATCAGGACGGCGCGATCGTGCGGCTGCGCAGCAGCTCGCTTTTTCAGATGAAGGAAAACGGGACGTGGTACGCGATTCGCTTCGCCGTCGAAAGCTTCACGCAGTTCGCGGCGAATATCGGCACGATCCGGTGAGACCGGACTGAGGAGGCACCATGCCTGGCATCGTCAGCATTCAAGGCGGAATCGGCGCGACATACATCCTGCCGATCTCGACCTCCGGCAACCCGCCGAACCCGGCGTTTCCGCAGCGCGTGCTCTCCATCGCGGATCTGGATATCCAGGTGAAGGGCAAGAACGTGATGCTCGAGGGCCAGAATTTGTGGCCGGACGACGTGATGCCCTCGGACCGCGAAGCCACGATCAAGCTGACGGCCGGACGCGTGGGCATCGACACCGTCAACACGATGTTCGGCGAGACGACGGTCGCCGGATTCACCCAGGTCTCCGTGGATGAAGGCGGCGCGAGCGGCACGCCGATTCCCATCTCGCCGTATCAGATCACCGTCGCGAATTCCGCGACGTTCGCGAGCGATCTTGGAGTGCTGAACGCAGGCACCGGGCAATTGATGCAGCAAGTCGCATCCGGCCCCGTGGCCGGCCAGTACACCGTTGCGGCCGGCGTTTACACGTTCTCTTCCGCCGACCACACTTCTGGGATCTCGGTGAAGATCAGCTATTCGTACACCACGGCCGGCAGCGGGCGCACGCTGACGATCGCAAACCACATCCAGGGCTACGGCCCGATCGTGCGCCTGGTCAACGTCTGCCCGTACACTTCGCCGATCGCCACGAGCTCGCTGGGCGTGATCAACGTGCGCGCTTGCCGCTTCACCTCGATCGGGCTGCCGTTCAAACGCAACGGTTACCTAATGGTGCCGATCGAAGGCACGATTTATCCGGACGGATCGGGCAACGCGATCGACATCTGGTCGCCGGCGAGCTAGTTGATTTAGAAGTTGGGCCAGCAGAAAAACCGGGCCCCGCGGTTTCAACACCCATCGGGCCGCTTTTCCCTCGGTCTATCCGGGCCGCAAAGACGGGCCGCGATCGAGGAGCAGCGGCCCCTTTTCTTTTTAGGGAGGAAACTTCGATGCAGGTGAGAACCAAAGCGCTGGACCTCGACGGCGCGAAATTCACGATCGGGGCGCTGACGGTGCGGCAAGTGCGCGAATTCTTCGGCGAAGGGAAAGAGACGAACGTGATGACGGTCGTCTGCCGCTCGCTGAATAACGCGCGCGAAATGCAACCCGAAGCGGCGCGCGGGCCGGAGTGGACCTTCGAGCGGATGCAGGAAGAGACGGACGACGCGACTTTCGGAAAGTTGCGCGACGCGGTGATCGAATTCAACGGCGTGACGCTGAAAAAAGAGGGGGAAGCGCCGGCTTCGGAGTCGATTTCCAGCAGCTCCGCAGCCGAATAGTCGCGCGCGCCGGCTGGAAATTTTGGGAAGTGGACGACGCGGACTGGACGGACGTTCAGGCGCTGGTCCGCGAATGGAACGAGAATCCGCCCGCGGAGCTTTTCTTGCGCGCTTACTTCAAATACGAGCCGCCGAGCGAGACGCCCCAAGCCGGAGATAAATATTTCGGCGACGACGAACTGGCCGCGCCGGCGCGCACCGCGCCTTCACTCTCGGAGGCTCCCGCGGACGTGCAGGCAATCTTCCAGCATTTCATTTCCACGAGGAAAGAATAGATGGCGCTCGACGGCGCACAGATCCGAGTAACCATCATAGCAGACGCCTCGCAGCTCACTGACGCGATGACGCAGGCGGCATCGACCGTCACAACGAGCACGGGCCAAATGGCGTCCGGGTTCAAGTACGTTACGGCTGCCTCAACGGAGACTGCTGGCGCGCTGAGGTCCGTGGGCACGAGCGCCGAGGGCGCGGCCGTGGGAATCACTTCCACGGAACGTGCGGCGACCGTGGCCACCGCCCGGATCGCCGGCATGGAGGCTGGCTCCGGCATGTTGGGAGGCGCGCTGGGCCGCGTGGCCGCGACGTCGTCTACCCTCGCTCCGATTCTTTCCGCTGCATTTCCGCTGTTCGCCGTGATCGCGGCGGTGCAGATCGTCGAGGATTTTTCCGGCAAGATCGAGGCGCTGCGCGATGAAGCCGATCAAACCACGACAAAGTGGGACGATTTCAGCGCGTCTATCGTCAAGCAGTCTGATTCTCTGCAGATCGAGAATCTGAAGCTCGCCGATACCGTTGCGAAGCTGGAGGGCCATCCCGAACCGAACCAGTTGGCGATCGGGCTTCTCGAAGCAAAGCAGAAATCGGACGACCTGCTCGTGTCGCTCGAAAACGCGACGGCAAAGGCCGAAGAGCTACTGGAAAAAGGCGGCGTTTCCTTCTGGGCACAGATGGTTACGGGCGTCGAGGCTACGGGCGGCGCGACGGACGCGCTGCAAGGGCCGATGAACGACTACCTGGCTGCGCTGGCGCGCGTGCACCTGGCGCAGGCAGAGAATAGCTCTGATCTGAAGGCTGCGCAGGAAAACGCGGAGAACATGCGCAAGGCGATCCTGGCGGCCGCCGACGAGCAGCTGAAGGTCGTCCAGGCGCAGATGCACGCGGCGACGCAGCCTTTCGAGCTGAAGAGCGCCACGCCGTTCGGGCCTCCCGAGGAAAGCGGCGGAATGACCGAGGCCCAGGCACGCGAGAAATTCGGGCCGCTGCTGACGATGCTGACGGATCTGAAGGCGTCATTCCAGGAGATGGGCACGATTTCGCAGCAATCCGGCGTAAACGCCTCGCTTGAAACGCAGGCGGCGGCCGCCCAGCGGGCCTCCGAGCAGCAGAAGGTGCTCGCCGAGGAGTTCAAGAAATCATGGGAAGCGCTGAAGGAATTTGAAAAAGCGAAGGAGAAATTCGAGCAGGGATTCGCAAAAACGCTTAACGACGAGCTGAAGGAGCTTGACGACGAATCTGTCGCCGTCGCGAAGTTCGGCGCGCAGTCCTACGTTGACGATGCCAAATCGCAGCTCAGCAGCTTCGAGGCGATGGCGCGCGATCAGATCTCGAAAGTGGAGGGGCAGATCTCCACGGCGGAAGCGCGCGCTTCGAGGGAGAACCGCAATATTTCCGGTTCGGAATTCCTCAGCGAGCCGCAAAAGCAGGCCGCGCAGAAGGACGTGCTCGCCGATCAGTACGCGACGGAAGCTGCGGCGATCCAGCCGCTGATCGCGATGCTTCAGGAGGAGCAAGCGTCGCTGGAGGGCACCGCGCTCTCCGATCAAGAGAAAACGAGCGCGACCGAGAAGTTGCAGCAGCAAATCGACGCGCTAACGAACAAGTTGACCGCGCTCAAGGCGAAGATGGACGAAGTGGGCGACGACAACTGGCCGGTGCAGCTCGGTAACAAAATGCACGCCGCCTTTACGCAGATGGACGGCACGGTGAACAGCTCGCTGCATGAGTGGGTGGCGGGACACAAGACGTTTCAGCAGGCGATGTACGGCGTGTGGAGCGGGATCGCGCAGAACGCCGTGATGAATCTGGTGAAGATCACGGAGAAAACCGTCGAGCAGTTGCTTATCCGCAAGATTGTGACGCTCACGACGGAGCAGACGATCGTGGCCGGAAAAGCGGCCGCGGCGGCCGAGGGCGCGGCGATATCGAAGGGCAGCGCGTTCCAAGAGCAGTTCGCATATGCGAAGGCGGCCGCCGCGAAAGCCTACAATGCGCTCGCGGGCATTCCCGTGGTGGGCCCCGAGCTCGGCGCCGTCGCAGCCGCGGGCGCGTTCGCGCTGCTGATGGCTTTCAAAGAAGGCGGCATCGTTCCGTACGACACCACGGCCGTGCTGCACCGGCAGGAGATGGTGCTGCCGGAGCGGATCTCGACGTTCATTCAGGAAAGAGTGGGAGGGCCGCATCCCGCGTTCGCCGGCGCCGGCGCGGGCGGCGGCGAGCAGCACATCCACATCAACGCGCTCGATTCGCGCAGCGTGCAGGACTTCGTGCACCGCAATTCCGCGCGGCTGGTGAATCAGGTGAAGGGAATGTGGCGCGACGGCTGGAGGCCACGATGACGCTGGCTCTCTATCCCACAATTCGCGGACTGACGTGGCCGGTGAAGCGCACGCTCGAATGGGACACCGAAGTGCAGAAGGTTTCGTCCGGCAAAGAGCTGCGGACCACGTTCTATACATTCCCCATCAATCACTGGGAGCTGGTCTATAACTATTTGAAGGACAATCCCGCCGATCCGTTCAATCCCTACTCTTCGCTCGTCCCGGGAAATTTCGTCGGCGGTCTTGCCGGTTGGTCGGCGAACGGCGGGACGATCGCGCTCGACACCGCTTCGCCTTTCGCGAGCGGCTACTCCCTGAAGATGACGGCAAGCACATTGAATCAGGGCGCTTTCGCGCCAGCGCAAATCCCTGTGGTTGCGAGCCAGCCGGTTTATCTCTCTGCGTGGCTGAAATCCGACGGCACGTTCAAAGTGGAAGCGGAGATCGACGTTTTCAACAGCTCGAACACGCTGATCGCGCAATTCGACACGGGCTCAACGCTTTCCGCTTCGTGGGCGAATTTCTCGGTCTCGGCGCTGATGCCGGCGAACGCGGCGTACGTGCAGGTCTATCTGCGGCGCGCGGATTCCACCGGCGGCAGCCATTCCGCGTGGGCGGCGGACGTCTCCCTCAGCTACGCGCCGGGCGCGCAAAATGTCAGCGGCTACAGCGACCTTCAGTTCCTCGAAGGTTTTTACAACCAGCAGCAAGGCCGCTTCGGCGCCTTCCTCTTCACCGACGCGACGGACAACAGCGTGATCGGGCAGCAGGTCGCGATCGGCGACGGGACGACGACGACATTTCAGCTGGTGCGCACGCGCGGAGGATTCACCGAGCCGGTGCAGGCGCCGCAAGCGTGGAATATCTACCTGAATGGCGTGCCGCAATCGAGCGGCTACACGGTGAGTTCGACGGGCGTGCTGACCTTCACGACGGCGCCGGGCGCGGGCGTCAGCATCATCGCAGACATCTCCTACTGCTGGAACGTGCGCTTCGACGATGATTCCTATTCCTTTGAGCAGTTCGCGTATCAGCTGCACCGCCTAAAGATGGTGAAGCTCGCGCAGGTGAAGCTGTGAAGACCGCCAACAGCGCAATGATTTCGCTGCTAAATTCCGCGGGGCCGCTGAACCCCCTGCTGCGCGCGAATCTTTTTACGATCACGCTCGCGAATGCCTCGATCCTGAACATTACGGATTTCGACAAAGATGTCTCCGACGCATCGAGCGTGATCTACTCCTCGCGAGGGCCGCTGCCGCGCGCGACGGAATTCAGCTGGAAGATCGGCGTCCAGGTTGAGCAGCTGAAACTCGAACTATGGTCGCTGCTGACGGACATGGTGGGCAGCCAGGTGGTGCTGGAATCCATCGCGGCGCAACAATGGGCGAACGCGCTGGTGCAGGTGCAGCGGGCTTATTGGGCGCCGGGCTCGATCTCCGCGTCGCAGAAGGTGGTGCCCGTCGGGGCGCAGGGCACGATCAAGATTTTTCAGGGCAATGTGGCGGACGTCACCGCGGTGGACGCGGCTCACGCCGAGATGAACATCAAGAGCCGGAAGAACCTGCTCTCGATCCAATGGCCGTACAACACCTTTCAGCCTTCGTGCCGCTGGCCGCTCTACGGCACGGGCTGCACGCTCTCGCAGAGCGCATTTACGAAGACGGGAACGACGTCGAGCGGCAGCATCGCGCTGCTGCTGAACACTTCTCTGACGGATCCCGATCATTATTACGATCAGGGAACGATCACGTTCACGAGCGGGGCGAACGCCGGCGTGACGCGCACGGTGCGCACATACCTCAACGCGAGCGGGCAGATCCTGCTTTACATTCCACTGCCGAATGCGCCGTCGACCGGAGACGCCTTTTCGGCCGCGCCGGGGTGTGATCACACGATGAGCACCTGCACGACGAAGTTCTCGAACCTCATCAATTTCGGCGGCGCACCGTTTATTCCCGTGCCGGAATCGAGCGTATGAGCCCCACGGAAAGAGCGCAGCGCGAGGACGTCCTGGCGATCGCGCGAAGCTGGCTCGCGACGCCCTTCGTGGATGGCGCATCGGTGAGAGGCGCGGGAGCTGATTGCGCGCGGTTCATCGAGGCCGTTTACAAAGAAGCCGGCCTCATTCCCGCGAGCTACGCGCCGCCGGCGTACACCCCGCAACTCGGGCTGCATCAGAAGCGCGAGCTTTACCTCGAAGAGTTGGCGAAGGTGGCGCGCAAATTTTCCGGTCCGCCACTCGCCGGCGACATCGCCGTCTTCAAGCACGCGAACATCTACTGGCACTCAGCGATCGTCGTGGAGTGGCCCACACTGGTGATCTGCGGGATGCCGCGACTCGGCGTGGGCTATCTCGATCCGTCGCGAGATCCGCACGCGAAGCGGCACGCGCGCGATTTCCCGCCGCAATTCTTCACGTTTTGGAGCGAAGACTGATGCTCTTCGGCGCGCTCAAACCCGTGAACGACGTGCTCGGCGGCATCCGTTTGCAGACGAGCGTCTGGGGCCAGCCGATCCCGATCGTGTTCGGGCGCAACCGCGTCGCGGGCAATTTGCTGTGGTATGGAGACTTCATCGCGCAGAGCGTGAGCAACCGCAAGAAAGGCGGATCGAGCGGCGGCAGCGGGAAAAAAGGCTCGGGCCAGTACGATTACGGGGCGGCCGTCGCGATCGCGCTCTGCCGCGGTCCGATCGCGAATTTGGGATCGATCTGGAGCACGCAGGGACTGCTTCCCATCAATAACACGCAGGAGAGTTACACCGTGCCCGGCGGCGGCGGCTCCTACACCGTCACGCAGGTGAACACATTTCTCCAGGATCTCGGTTGCCAGCGCGCGGACTCCTATTCGGTGGGACCGGTGAACGATTACGGCTCGCCCGGGCCCGTAACGCTGACGGGCACCACTGAGACGCCGATGGCGCTCGTCGGCAGCTCGCCCGGCGCGGGGCAGTACAGCGAGAGCGCCGGCGTCTATACATTCTCCGCTGCCGACGCGGGCAAAGCGATCACGATCAATTACACTTACGCGCCGCCGATCAGCGCGGGCGGATTCTCCCAGGACCCAATCACTTCGATCGGCTTCACGCTTTTCAACGGCGCGCAAGGGCAGGCCGCGTGGGGTTACCTTGCGACGAACCACCCATCGCAGGCGCTCGGATATTCATTGATCGCGTACGTTTCGACGCCCTTGCTCGATCTCGGCATGGCCGGCGTGCTTCCGAATTTCACCTACGAGGTGATCGGCAACGTGGCGGCCGGCCACGGCAACGGCGCCGGCGACGTGCTGCCCGGCGACGTCTTCACTTTCATGCTCACGGATCCGATCGACGGCGCCGGAATTTCCTCCGGAGAGATCGCCGCGATGACCCCCTTCAACAATTACTGCGGCGCGAACGGAATCTACATCTCGCCGGTTTACGACGATCAGGGCACGCTCGCGGATCGCGTCAAGGACCTGCTCGAAGCGTCGAACTGCGAGCTGGTGGAGTCGAATTGGCTGCTCGCTGTCGTACCATACGGCGACACGACCGTCGTCGGCAATGGCTTCACATTCTCGCCGGCGACGCAGCCGGTCTACGCGCTGACGCTCGACAACCTGATCCGCAAAGGCTCCGCGCCGGCCGTGCAGTGCAACATCAAGACCATCCAGGACGCGTACAACGCGATCCAGGTGACATTCTCCGATCGCGCGAATAGCTATAACACGTCGCTCATCCAGGCGCAGGACCTGAACGCGATCCAGCAGTACAAATATCGGCCGGATTCGCGGGACTACACGAAGCTCTTTGCCTCTTCGGCGCCGGCGATCGTGGCTGCGCAGACGCTGCTCTCGCGCTCGACGTACATCCTGCGGAAGTTCACGGTCACCGCGACGAACAATTTCATTCTAGTGGACCCGATGGACATCATCACCGTCCCCGATCCGGTGACAGGCGCAACGCAGATCCCCGTGCGCGTGCTCGGCATCACCGAGCAGCCGAACGGCGATCTCGAAATGGAATGCGAGGATTTTCCCTGGGGCACGATGGGCCCCACGATCTATCCGAAGCAGACGGGCGCATCGAACGCGCCCAACGCAAACGTGGCGCCCGGCAACGTGAACGCCCCGATCATTTTCGAGGCGCTTTCGCGGCAGAACAATCAGGCGGGGCATGCGCTTTATTTCGGCCTGTCGGGGGGCGCGAACTGGGGCGGCTGCCGCGTGTGGGTCTCAGTGGACGGTGGCAGCAACTACCAGCAGATCGGCGTGTGGAACGCGAAAGCCACGATGGGGGTTCTCAGCGCTCCTCTGCGACCGGCTTCCGATCCGGACACCACCGACACGCTCTCGGTGGATCTCACGGAGAGCGAGGGCGCGCTGGCGTCTTACTCCGCGGCGGACGCCAACGCTTTTGTCCCGCTGTGCTACGTGGACAGTGGAGGCTCGGCTCCCTTCGAGCTGATCGCGTTTGAGACCGCGACGCTCGTCAGCGCGTTTAAGTACAATCTCGGCACGCTGCTTCGACGGGGCTGCTTCAACACGCCGATTCTTTATCACCCGTAAGCTAGGAGAGGAATGGCGATCTCCTTCAATCGGTTCAGCGGGCCGGCCAGTCAAGCGGCTTCGGGCTCGAACTCGTTCACGGTGACGAGCTCGACGGGAAATTTTCTCGCGCTGGTGATCGCTTGCGATGTGGGCGTCACAATCCTGGGCGTCACGGACAATAAAGGAAATACGTGGGCCCTCGACCCAACGTTTGCGGGTTGCCCGGCCGGGAACGCGCTCCTCGCACTATCCTTTGGAGCGGCGACCGGGGTTACGTCCGTCACGGTATCTTCCTCAGGAAGCGGAGGAATCTCCGTGGGCCTCTACGACTTAGGGAGCTCCGCGGGCGGCGCGCTGGGCGCGATTGCCAGCAACTCAGGAAGCAGCGGCACGCCGAATGCCTCCGTCACCGCGCCGGCAGCCGGGATCGTGATCGGCGTCGCCTCGAACGGCGCCGCGATCACGAGCGCCGGGGGCGGCTACACCCTGGAGGCGATGAGCACTACGGCGCTGGTATATAAAGCGGCCTCATCCTACAAAGCTAATTCAACCAGCGGCTCGCAGACGGTCAGCTACTCGCCCGGAGGATCTCCGGGGTTCGCG